TCCAGATTTTTTAGCATCATCTGCTACTTGTTGAACCATATTTACAAATGCTTGAGAGGAGTTCTTATCTACCATAGCAAATGCTGTAAATACACTATCTAAAGTATCTCTGTCTACAGTTGAAGTTATATTCATTTCTTTGAACAATGGAGTTACAAAATTCGTCAAATTACTCATAGCGGTTTCTAATTCTGTTGTTGGTAACCCGGCGGATTTTAATTGTTCGATATCAATGTTATAAAGCTCAACATCTTTATCATATTCTTGTTTTAATTTTATTTTTTCGCTAGGGGTAAGTTTGTTATCACTATTAATATCATTTACGTTACCCACTGCTTCATTAGCGGTATTTTGCGCTTTGATAATTTTGAGGCCATCATCTGTTAGAATGACCTGAGTTGGATTAGATTCTGCCATTTTATTCACCTCCCTCCTCAATCATTGGCAAACGTTCTTTAATTGGTATTACAAAGGCGCGTTCTAAAGAACCACAATTAAAGGTAACTAATAGCTCCGGCTGGTTATTCTGGTTATAGATAATGTTACACGTTTCAGGTTCGGCAACGTCATCGGTTAACCCTAAATCCATATCCAGCAAGTAGTTAGAGGCGAATTCTTGCCCACCATGAATAACATTAACTGCGTACACCATACGAGGGTCTTTCATGTTATAATCACCCGATTGGAAGTACACATATGGAAAATCAATGCCTTGTGATTGGTAAGTTTGTTGGTTCGGGTTAAAACCATAGTTGGTAGCGTCAAAACTATATAATACGTTGAAATTACCTTGTTTAACATCATCGAGTCGTAGTACATTCTGTTCACCATGTAAGTAACTACATAGTACATATCCATTTTTGAAATCGACATTCATTCTTATATAACGATTTACAGTGCAAAATCGGGTAATACGAGTATCATCATTGCTTAGAGTCACGTTAGTAAGGTATGGTATCCGGCTAATTGCAAATTGGTCAGCGCTTGAACTAGACTTAACTGCGTACCAAATATAAACCGTTCCATTTACTTCTTCGATTGAAAAACTAGCTCCATGCCCGCCTTGTGAAACAACCATCTTACTAATTGGCTTAAAATTAGCGTCATGTAAGACAAACATAACATCGTTATTTGCATTTGATCGGCTAGTTATATACTGACCGTTGCTCAAAGGACACATATATTGTGCTGCGCCAGTTATTCCTAGGATACTATCGTCTGCAGCGAAACTACCTAAGTTACTAATAGCACTAGTTTGTAACTTAACCTCTGGTTCATCTTGAATGTAATTAGTCTCAATTGTGCCGTGCAAAGTACCAACAGCACTATAGGGTGCCTGTATTAAATAGCCAGTTTGATTGAAACTAGTATCAAGAGTACCGTCGGTATTATAACGATGCCAAATAAATCCTTTACTATCAATGTAGGCTGAAATATTAGTGCTACCTTCCCAAGCCTGCAAGATTAACCGTTTAGTTTGACTGGTATCAGTAAAGTTGTTGCCGTCAGGAGTTAAAGCAACCGGTTTAACCGAGCTAGCGTCCTCCTTTGCCTTCTCAATGGCACTACTAATGGCACTTTGATAGCCTTGCAACCAAGCTGGAGTGGCAACTGGCACCGTAACGTATTCACCAAAGCCGACGGTATTACCATATGGATTGGCAAATGAGGTTGTTCGTTGTATTACCCGACCACTGGCATCGAGGGCTGGTGTAATTTGATCATCCTTAAAGCGAATGGTGGCACCTAATGGTGGGTTAAAAGTTGGCGTTACATTAACCTCATAGTATGTTCTCGGGTGATTGAAGAGCTGTAACATCTGTTCAGCCCACGACTTTAACCCAGCCGCATGGTCAATGGTGTTAGCAGTAATTACACCCTCATAATAAAGCCCGCTTTGCCAATCAGGGTTGTATTTCTGATTAGCCTCATCGTCAACTATATAGGGCTTTCCATTATTGACTGATGTAATCATGCTGCCGTTAAGCCCATATGGAATCAGCTTAGTAATTGGTGTTGATACGGTTGTGCGTTTAATGCTAGTGATATTTTTACCGAAGATTGCTTCGTTATAAACCTTGTCGACATTCAACTGGTCGACAATTTCACAAGTCTTCGATTGAACGTTACCTTGTGAGTCAATCTCAACGTAGCAATCAGCTTCCACGTTATAGGCCTGCAATAGCGTTTGTAGTAGTGCTGATGCTTTAGTCTTTCCATCAATTGAGATATGTGGAGTCATTGCGTTGACTGTATTAAATTTGAGTGCCCAGCCAGTATCACTGAACACGTTTGTAAAGGCGGCATTGATTGCTGTATCTGAATCAGTCATCGCAATTGGATAATGATGTGCCAACGTGAATAGGCACAAATTAGTGAAGTTAGCAGTTGTGACATGCTTAGTAGCGGCTGTATTGTTTTCCTCAACACTATAAATGTGCATCACATACCAATGCCCCGACAAGGCATCATAATAGGCAAGATTATTGCCAGCGACTACTTTATCTGAATCCGGCTGACCTTGAAGCACGTCTAATGATCCTTGATGGTCGAACTTTTTAGATTGAGCATTTAAATTAACAGTGCCGGTGTAGCTGTCCTTAGTTCCTACATTGGCGTCATCATCGTAGGAGGTACTAGTTGTATCTGAATCGGCAAGTTGAATTTTAACGCTGTCGTTTGAAAATTTAGTAGCACCGTCAACGGTTAGGGTGCCAATCCGTTTCAAACTTGGATTTAGAATTAAATACTGGTTAGTTAAAGCCATCTATTAACCTCCTTATTTTAATTATGTAAAAAGGCCACCCATTTGAGGGAAGCCTTTAAAGTGTTGCTATAATAGTTTGGGCAGATATTTAAGCGTCATTTGAGCATCATCTAGGTCGCCAACCATAGTCAGCCCATTAACACCCGGATTTAATTGCGGATAATCGGTTGACCATACTGGCGATACCAAGCGTCCATTGACGGTTACGGTATCAGTATCACAATCCATGACGATTTCTTCCCCTGCATTAGCAATATAAGTCGGTTCATTCGGTTGTGGCTGAGTGTGTTGCCATACTTGTAAATCGGTAAGAGTCATATAAGGTGCCGTGTATGGCACTTTGTTAATGTCTTCCGTGATAGGGTGTTTTAGGAATGTTTGACCAAACCCGCCTAAGGCCGACTCATATTCATTGTTAGTATCTACCCAGCGACCACTCGCAATTAAATACTTGTTTCGATTGTGATAAGGATGGCCATCATAAAGACTATATTGATGCAGTTCCCACGTATAAACATTCCCGGCTTTCGTAAAGTCCATAAATACCCAAGCATTGGTTAAGCAGTCTCTTTCTTCTTTGTTAACGGTTGTAATATACTTATCCACAGTCTTTTTGATTGATTTCTTTGTCACCTTGCCACGCTTAGACCTGCTGATTTTAGTCACTGTTTTAGTGGTTGTTCCAGTTTTAATCTTAACTTTTTCGTCTTTTTTATTGGTAAATGCACCACTTGGCCCATATCCCCAGTAAAGTGTTTTATAGTTGCCATCATCAAATGTACTTCCCGGCTTGCACAACTGCAACGCCACATAGGTCTTACCACCTTGCATATGGTCGCCAATGACAAAACGGCCAATCGTATTACCGCTAGCATCGAGCAATGAAAATTGTGCTTTTCCCATTGCCCGCCCGTTATGAGTGCCTGAATATCGCATATGGTGTAACCCAGCACGAACACGATAGTTGGTTAAAGCCTGAGTTATCCCAGTATACCGATAAGTTGGGCCTAGCCAAGCGACATCATTCGAACTAGTTGGCATTTTCCCAAAGTCTTTGAGGCCATTCACAATTGCCACTTTCATGACGGTTGTATCCGTATTTATTTCAGCACTACCTTGATACTTGTACTTATCATCGGTCTTAATACCACTAATGGCATTAGCATCGTTAGTCCACATTCCCATACTAGCAATAGGATCATTGATTACTGGAACATCGGGTTGAATAGCACTAGCTTGATCATTAGGAGCTTCCGGCCCTAAACCAAACTGACCGCCATTAAGATTGAAACCAATGTATTTTAACGGCCGTTTAGGTATAACTTGAACAACCGGTGCTGTTCGTGCAGTGCCATCAACAGTAATCGTGTTTAAGCCGTTATTTAAAGGCTTCTGAACTTGTGGCAGGGTTGCACGTGGGTCAGACTGTACAAAGGTAATCGTAAGCGTCATGTCATACATCCCCGGGTTAATTGGAGCTGGATCACTAATTGCGGTAATATGTCCCCAATATGTTACTTTAGGTTCAAAACCAAATACTAGTGGGTATTCTTTACCATTATCACTAGGGTCATCACTTAATAGCAGACCACTCAAATTGTGCATTTTCTGATTAAAGGCGTCTTGATTATCAGCGCAGTAAATGGATACCGGTATACTAATTGTTCGGCTGGTAAAGTTAGTACCATTAAACTGATTACCATACATAGCCGGTATGTCAGTCACTTCTTCAGCCATGGCTGGTGCACTAGGTAATACCACGTTACCCATCTCAATTTGTAAATCGTCCCGGCTATTTAAACCGGCATATTCAAAATCGTCTCGTTGTAAGGTCACGATTTAACCTCCTTTTAAGTTTAGTTATGTAAAAAGGGCGTCCAATTAAGGACAACCCTTTGATTAGTACCCCATCATTTGTGAATATTGTGAAGCTGTCTTATTATCCGATTTAACGGCATTAACCACGTCAGATTTAGCAATGACGGCTTGTACATTACCCATGTTGCCTAAGATGGCGGTCATTAAGCTGATTAGTTTATCAAGCTTTTTATTGCTATCACTATCAATAGATGCAACTTGGCTATCATTGCTGCCATTTACAATTTGATTAGCTTGGGTGATTAATTGGTTAGCTCGTGATTTGTTAGTCAATGGCAACACCATTTCAGGTTTGTTATGTTCAGCGACTTCAATTAACTGGTTAGTATTGATAATGCCACCGTACTCAAATCGTTTATGACCAGTTGGTCCCCAACCACGAGTAACCCCATATGGTGTTAAATCACTTCTCCAATTACTATCACGGATAACAGCTATAATTTGATCAAGTGCTGAATGAATATTCTTGTGACCAGCTTTAGCCCATGCATTCCATGTGCCTTTTTTATACTGGAATAATCCAACAGGTAATCCTGTACCGTCATGGTCATCATAACCGCCACCAGTAGCAGGATTAACACCAGATTCAACATGTGCTTGCCAATACAATCTCTTGATATCGTTAGCCGATAAGTTAACCCCACCAATTCTAGCGGCTTGATTAGCAATACTAGTAAATTTGCTCATACTCATATGCCCAGAAGGTGAGTCACCACTTCCACCATCACTACCAAACATGCTGGCAATCTTACTAATAAACTTCCAGAATCCACCACCAACTTGTTTTTTAACTAACTTTTGCAAAGCTGAACTAGCTGAAGTGTCCTTTTCATCTGAAGAACTTGCCTTCATTTTTAGAATGTCTAGCCAACCAGCTGTTGTTGACCCCGAGTGGCTAAATGGATTTGATTTTGAAACACCGACATGAACGTGGGTGCCGCTAGACCCTAATTTAGCAATAGCATCACCAGTTTTGACTGTGTCACCCTTTTTAACTAAGATATCCGCACCGCTATTATACTTACCATTAAGCTCTTGATAGATAACGAAGGCGTCCTTAGCTTTAGTAACAATTGATTGACCAATCCCGTTAGCACCGCCCCAACCAGCTGGTGCACCACCAACGCGCCAAACAACTCCAGGGTGCATAGCATGGACAGTCTTACCACCAGAAAAGTCGTTACCATCATGCGCAGAAAAACCACCTGATACTGCTCCACGATTACCAAATCCTGAAGTTAGCGTCCAACCTCTGCCGGGAGCTTTAGCCCAAGGGCCTCCCATACCACCACCACCGTCAAGATCAACCATTGACCAAAGTGTTGACCACCACGTCTTGGCTTGCTTCTCAGCACCATCAAATAGACCGTGGCCAATGTTACTCATGACACCTGAAACGCCCTTCGAAGACCAGCTAAACAAGTTTTCGAGTGATTTAATTGGGTGTGCAATGATGTTAGTGGCAGTCTTAAAGAACTTCTCTAAACTGCCAACCTTTTTACCAACCCAGTTAGTCACGCCTGAAATACCGCTAGTAACACCGTTTAAAATATCACCAAAAAATCCAGTACCTTTGGCATACTTAGTCACGCCCTGCATACTCATTAACATGGCTGTCTCACTAGCATTTAATACTTCTGTACCAGCGGGCAACATCATCTTAGTGTTACGACCTTGTACAATACCTGAATCGCCGTTAGGTAGTACAACCATTTCTTTGTTGCCAGTTTGAGGGCTATCATTACCATCATTTAACATTGCCATAGTAGGCTTGGTAATCGGGTTACGTGACCCGCTAAACATACCAGTACCTTCAGCAAAATGAACATGGCTTAAATCACCGATCGTCTTGCTCTTACCACCGAACGCATGAATAACACTATCAACCGCATCGATACCATGATTGATTATATCAATGACATCATTCATGCCGTCTTTAGCAAAGCCTTTTAAGTCTTTCCATAAACCACCGAAGATGTCCTTAACGCCTTTAACAAGTCCACTCCAGCCAGATTTGAATTTATTACCAAAACTTCCTAGAGTGTCCATAGCTCCAGAAGTCCAGTCACTGAAAGTCTTGCTTAATTTTTTAGTTATTCCGTGGAAGAAATCATGAATGAAATTCCAGTATGAATTCCAAGCTTTTTTGAATGATTTGCTAAATGAACTCCAATATTTTGAGATTGCACTAGTCCAAGACTTGAAAACTTTAGCAATCTTTTTGAAAATACCAGCATAAAAATCATGAACGAAATTCCAATATGAATTCCAAGCCTTTTTGAAAGACTTTCCGAATGATGAAAAGCTTTTTGCTATGTTGCTAAAGAACTTTTTAGTGTTCTTAACGGAACCATTCCAGCTGTTTTTGAGTGATTTACCCATGGCTGACCAGTGACTGTTCCATGCCTTCGCAAAACTCTTCTTAAAACCATTCCACTTTTTAGACATGTTGCCTAGCGTTCGACCTATCGACTTGCCGACATTTGAACCCCATTTAGCGATCCCCTTGCCGAAGTTAACCACTGATTTGAACGCCTTGTTAACCCAGTCACGGAACGGTTTAATGTGCTTGTAAGCTTCATAAAAGGCTACACCTAATGCGACCACAGCAGTTACAACTAGGCCGATTGGGTTAGCTAATAATAGTCTGCTTAATGATAGGAACGATTTACCTAGTGTTTTAATCCCAGCACCAAGCACACTGAATGCTTTAGATGCCCCTTTATAGGCAATTTTAGCAGTCCATGACAATCCTTTACCGATTAACTTACCAGTACTTTTAGTACCTTTCCATAGTAGGTTAACTGCCTTAGAAGCACCTTTCGTCACAACATCAGCCGTCCATTTCAGACCTTTGCCAATCAGTTTACCAGTGCTTTTAGTAGCGTTCCATAATAATCCTACCGCTTTAGAAGCACCCTTATAAGCAATTTTAGCTGTCCATTTTAGACCTCTACCAATCTTACCGCCAACCGATTTAATGTGTGTCCACATACTATTAAGTGCGCCTTTTGCTTTAGTGGTGGCTACACTAGCAGTCTTCTTTAGCCAGCGCCCCATCCCAGTTCCTTTACGCTTAACAAAACTTGCAAATTTAGTTAGTTCACGCTTACCTTCAGCGCCATCTACCTTCGGCTTTAACACAAGCCGGCTAAGCTTACCGCCTAGACCTTTTGCCAAGTCTAAACCACTGAAGGCTAGCTTTAATGCAGATATACCCTTACTTGCTACAAAAGCACTAGAAGCTAAACCAGCGAATACTTTAGGATGTTTCTCAGCGAATCCACCAATAATCTTTAATATTGGTTCAATATCCTTAAGTGATTGTACAAACACGTTAAATGATGTCTTAGAAGCAGTCTTCACCGAACTAAAGAATGACTTAATATCTTTTTTATGAGCAACAATATTAGCACCAACTTTATCAATACCTGCAGCTAGCTTATACAACATTGTATCTAACATATCACCAACGTTAAAATTCTTACCGGTAAATGCTTTAGTTATGTCCTTAATCTGCATGGCTAGTGCATCACCAACATTCTTAAACTCATCTTTAGTATTCTTATCACCAATCCACTTGGTAAACTGACCCATTAATGGTGACTTCATGTTGGCAATTGGCTTGTAAACAGCATCTAATAGTGCTGGCATTTGAGTCCTGATTGATCGTTCCATACCAGGTATGGTCTTCATCAAGTTTTCTGAGGCTTTGGCATACTTACCACCAAGTGAGTTCATAACTTCTTCGGCATCTTTAGCACTAATCTTACCGGCACTCATCTGGTCACGTAGTGTTGACATGGTTAGCTTACTATTATGCTGTTGCTTCTTTTCAAACTCCAACATTTTTTCAGCGTACATTGGTAATTGGTCATTAATCATGTTGAAGTCACCAAGTTGCATCTTGCCACTTGATAACATGTGAGTAAAGTTGGTACCTAATCGGGTAACATTCTCATCACTTAGGTTAAGCGTATCGCCCAACGTTAATATTGACTTAGTTAATTCTTTAGTCCGTGGTGCATTATCAAACACATGGTAAAACGACTGGTTAAGTTCATCAACCACATTGATATTTTGATTGAAAGCTGAAGCTAACCCATTACCAATGTCAACCATTTGTTTACCTTTTCCGCTTGAACCGGTTAAAGTAGTCCATGTGGCTGCCATTGTGCGTTGCTTGTTATCATATTCTGTTACAGCACTAGTAAGCTCGCCAAAGGATGACGTTATACTTGATAAAACGTTGGTAATTCCGTTTGCAACTAGATGTGCGCCTAGAATTGTGCCAAATAAATGAGATGTCTTCTTAGCCTTTTCATCAACGGAATCTAACTTAGACCGCACACCTGACATAAATCCATGCGGCTCTTTTTCCATCGCCTTAACTAGTTCTCTTTGACTATTCTTAGCTTTAGCCATGGCTGTTGCAGTCTCATTAACACGTACTTGCTGGCGTTTATAAGCGTCACTAGTAGCACCACTGGCATTCTTAATCCGTTCCAGTTCGTTAGTTTGAGCCTTGTACTGGGCTTCCATATTAGAATAGGCCTGTTTTAAACCACCTAAACGAGCCTTGTTAGCTTCGGCAGACTTACCCTCGGCTTCTAGGCGTTTCACATAGGATTCACTTAAAGCTGTACTCTGTTTATAGCCTTTTTGTAAGTCTGCAAGTCCGCTGTTGTAATACTGTAATTTTGACTTAGCGCGGTCTAACTGACCACCCATACTGTCATATGACCGACTAGCCTTGTTAATCTGGTCAGTCAGCTTTAAATATTGTTCTTCACCGCTTTTAGTATCTCTGTTTAGGCCTGATTGGCGGGACTTTAGCTCATCAATTTTAGCCTTCTGCATTTCCATTGATTTAGCTAGTCCGTCTACCCTAGCTGCTGCGGCCTTTTGATACTCACCCGCTGACTTTAATGCCGTCTCTTGGGCTTTCCATCCACTAGTGTTAGCTTTAACCTCAGCGGTTAACTGCTTGAGTGATTTAACAGCTTCTGCTGAATCTAAGCCAACCTTACTGGTCATCTCACGACCAACTACTTTTTTAGCCATTATTTTTTAACCTCCTTTTAGGCACAAGCGCTTATAAGCCATATGTTTGACTAATGGCTTCGAGCGGGTCGACTAGTTCAGCACGATCTTCCTTCTTACGAGCATTCAAAGTCGCCATTGTATTAAAAAAGGAACTATCATCAAATTCTTTTGGTGATAATCCCTCGGTTAATAACTGTTGAGCTAGTAGGTTGAAGTCTTCCTGTTGGTTTTTCAACTTTAGGATTTCCTTTTTAAGCTCACTGTTACGCTTGTGCCGGCTTATTTTGACGACTTAGCGTCTTCAATGGCTTTACGTTGCTTCTGTTCAGACAACTTAATATCAGCGTCTGAAATACCATTTAAGCGCATGATTAGGTAACCAACACCTTCACCAAACCGTTCAACTGAGATAGTATCGTTGATTGTTTCCATTTGCTGATCAGTGTAGCCCATTACACGTTGCACAAAATCGGCCATATCATCTTGCAATTCTAAGCCATTTTTCATGGCGTCTAGTTCAGTGATTTCTTTTTCAGTATCTTGTGATTCCAACATACCAATTTGAACCTTAGTAGCTAATCGAATGATATTATTAGTTGGTGTTACATTGGCCGTCTTGTTGATTTTGAAATAGTTTTTAGCATTGATTTTCATTTTAATTTGTACCCCTTTGTTTTAATTTGTATGTATTAAAAAGGCCACCCATTTGAGGGAAGCCTTTAGATAATTATTTACCAGGCGTTACAACGGTTGTTCCACTAGTTGTTCCACTTGTTGACTTAGTGTAGCCACCAAACGTTTCAGCCATAAGTTTATCCAAATCAAAACCAGTATCAGTTGACTTGGCAATCATATAAGGTTGTTGTACGCCATTGGCAGCTAAGAAAATGTTTGGCTTCAATGGTGTTAAAACAGTACCATTTAAGGCAGTTGAGTAAGCTGCTTCACTGTTAGTATCAGTTGAGTTATTAGATGCTTCTTCAACGAATTCAATGTTATTGAAGCATTCATAAATTGAAATGTCACCATCTAATGATTGTGATTCGGCAATCATCGCCACATGTGGCTTAGGTAGTTGTCTTACCCATGCACCTGTATTAGGATTTTGTGTAAACCCTTTAAGCATTTGATTAATCTTAAAGTCTAAGTCTAAAGCGGTTAAAGCTAGTGTAGGCATAGACTTACCATAGGCTGTACGCTTGATTTGTCCATTTCCCCATCCGGGAGTTCCAGCTGCTTCGATGGCAGATACGTTGATTTGACTGAAACCTTCGCCATTATGATCGGCAACATAGATTCCGTCAGTAGATAGGCCTTTAGTAGCGTCTTTAATTAAGTCACCGTTATCGTCTAGTAAAGCAAAAGTTGCTTTAACAATATTATGTTTTGACATTTATAAATCTCTCCTTTATATCATTTCATTTTTAGTTACGTAAATTGTTTTGGTCAATTGGTTGGTATCTGGATCAGTTGTGTGGTGCTGACTAGATACAATTAACCAGCCAGCATCTTTAAGAGTTTTCATCAAAGCTATCTCAGCTTCAATCGGATTAAAGTCGTCTGCTAGGTTGACCTTGTAGAAAATTTGAATTTCAACACCCATTGCTAGGCCTTTAAACGTGCTGTTTGCATGATAGGCCGGACTTGAATCGGTCTCTTGCAGTAGCATGACTGTACTAGTAGTGTTGTCTAAATCTTCGTTAGGTATTTCATTAAGGTATACTTTATCGAGCCACGTTAAATTGAGGGCGTTAACTAGGCTGGCCACCTGTGATACTGGTAATAACACTAGTCATCGTCCCCCTTCTTATATTCATCTAACATGGCGTTAAAGACATCATCTTGTGAGTCAGCTAAGTTATCATCAACAAAGTGGTCAGCTTTAATGTGCTTGGTACCATCATTTAATCGTCTAGCATTCATATCATGATACTTGTTAGTCCACCCGACAATTGAACTACCATCATGTTCACCGTCTATGTCATTGCTGTTATAGCTTATGTTATCAGCCATATGTCCGTACTTCTCGTCTTTATGTGAGCTGTAATGTTTCTTCCGTGTGACTTCCGTCAAGTTATCAGCTAGTTTCTTAGCTCCGACTTTGGTTATTTTCTCTTGTTCAGCTTCGTCAGGGACTAGCTTGTGGACGTCTTTAAGCCAGTTTTCTAATTGGTCGACTATATTATCATTTGCCATAGCTAAGCCCCCTTAGTAACCTGTTTGAGCGTTAAATAATCGCAAGATAGATAATTACTAGAATCATCTATGCTGTCATTGATGACATCGTAAAGTTTACCTTTATACTGACATTTAATGCCTTCATAAACTTTAGGGTTATGCCTAATAATGACTACTACTTGCTCTAATTGTTCAGCTGTAAGCTGATACGAAGATGCAATTGATCGTGTATAAGGTGCGCAATATAAACTAAACTGACTAACAAATGTCTGTTTACTAGTTCCATTAATAGGGTTTTGAACAGTTTTAACAGTGCCAATCTGTATACGTTGGTTAAAGTCAACTGGAGTTAACTTATTAATTGCCATTGTCGTTCACCTCATCCTGTTTTTGATTATACAGGCCTCGCAATTGGCCGATGATTGAATCCAAAACTAAGTCAACTGGATTAACAGGGCTGGAAGTGATTGATGTCCGGTAATACCAGTATGAACCAGCTAAGGCGTAAACAGCAGTTTCAAACAAGTTGCTCACACCTTCCATTTCATAGAACCCTGGGACACTATTGTCGTCCCCAATAGCCTGTTTAATGTAGCTAGTGGCTGCTGACAAATATCCATTTAACAGCTCGTCGTCATCATCCCCATCAATTCGCAAAGATGATTTCAATGTTTCTAAATTGGCTGCCACTTAAATCACATCCTTACTTAGCCGCCCAGTTTATCACTGTACTGTGTATTTCATTGGCGACATAATTGACTAATTACTTACTGGGTGTTGCTGGAGCAGTACTTGCTGCAAAGTTTGCTGGTTGGTCAGCAATTTGGCTGAATGAACCCGCAACAAAGGCTTCTGTATCAGCTGGTTCAACATCAAAGCGGTCAATTACACGAATCTTAGTTTGGTCTTTTTCAAAGGCACCACCGCCAATATTTGTAGTCAACAATGAAGTGCTTTCTCGGTCAAACAAAGTTACCGCTTGTGACAAGTCACCATAGTAAAGTGGATAAGCCGGTGCTGATGCAGTTCCAACGTTAGGCAACCACTTGTCAGCTACTTCTACAATTCGCTTGCCACGGATTAAATATTGATCAGGTTGTGTTGGGTCTGGTTGCAATAGGTAACGTCCCATAGCATCCTTAACTTCGGAGAGCACATTTAAACCTGACGTATTTGTCATTAAGAATGATGTTGCCTTAACTGCTGGGTCAACAGCAGTATTAATCATGGTAATAATGTCATCGAACTTAGCTAAGGTTGGCTTCTTAGGTGCTTCGTTCATTGCTTCAATAATTTTAGCATTGCGAGTAACAACAACTTTCTTAGCAATCCATTGCGACAACCAAGCCATGATATTGTCAGCTGTATCTTTGAGTAACGAATTAGTGGCTGTAGTAATACCAGCATAACGATGAATTGTATATTTGATGACGGATAGCTTAGGATCATCATTGTCGCCAATCGTAGCAGTTTCATCATCTAAATCAGCTAGTGGAGTAACGTTAGTCCACTTTTCGTAAACTCGTGACCCTGTTTGTGTTGTAACAGCTTCTCGATTAACATATTGTTGTAATGAATCGTATTGACGAACCAGTGTATTAATGGCTGTTTGAATATCTTGGGGAATAGTCAAACCAATTGCATTGCCACCTTCGTCAGTAGATGAAGTTACCAAGTTCATAACTTTAGGGTCACCTTTAATCATGCCTTTGAAGTTCTTAATGAACTCAGCTTTGATGTCTTTTTCTTTATCATCAAGTGGAGTCTTGTCCTTATCCTCCATATTGGCAATTTCTTGAGCTTTACGTTCTTCCTCTAATTGTTCATGTAAAGCGTCACGACGAGCAACCGCATTGTCACGGTCTTGTTTCATTGCTTTAAATTGGTCTTGATCAAAGCTGTCGTCAAGAACAGCTGCGTTTAATTTGTCGTTTAAGTCTGATACCTTTTGACCTTGGGCAATCCAAGCGTCATTGATTGTGTTAATATTAGCCATTAGTTGGCCTCCTTTTGATTTTTTTCAAATAAAATAGCCAATTTGCTGTTTCGTAATTCAGCAGATTGACTATTAGTAGTATTTTCTTCTTTAGACGGCTTAGCTTTATCCTTATCCGCCTTGTAAATTAAATTCATTAGCTTATTAACTGCAGCTTTAGGCGGAATGTGTGAAATGGCATTCACCGGTTGCAATTGTTGGTCATTAGCAAACATAATTTCGTCAGCGAAGCCTTTATCGACGGCATCACTAGCGGTTAACCATGTTTCATTTGCCATTAATTGTAGTAAGTCGGCTTGATCCATGCCAGTTTTGGCTTCATAAGCGCTGGCAATTGATTGATCAATGCCATTTAAAACACTGGCTTCATGCTCCAAATCGTCAGCGTTACCAGCTGGTTGTGACCAAGCCTTATGGATCATAATTTGAGCAGTTGGTGAAATGTTGATATGATCACCAGCCATAGCAATCACGCTTGCCGCACTAGCTGCTAAGCCTTGAATGTTAACTGTTACATTGCCAGCATAATTTTTTAGCATAGTGTAGATTTCACTAGCTGCAAAAACATCGCCACCATTGGAAGCAATATCAACTTCAATTGCTTCGTCATCACCATCGTCATCATCGCCACTGTCATCATTTAAAATGTCAGCAACACCCGAAGGCGATACTGCTGGCATTCCAAAAAACTGATAGAAACCGGCTGTTTGATCATCAACAATATCACCTTTAATCATCACTTTCTTTGTCATCATTATCACCTCCTTTTTCTGATTTAGCAGCAGGCATTTCATCTGGGAAATAACCGGTCTGCTGTAGCAACCAAGTTGCTTGATTGTTAGCAATTGTGCCATCTTTAGTTAGCCCTGATATGGTAGCTGCAAATGAGTCTCCCAATGGGTCGACAGCGGTTCGTATGTTGGCCGTTATCTTAGCATTAAGCTTATTATCCAACTCAGCCAAAATCGCCTGTAAATAGCGATTAAGGGCATTCGTGTACATGCCTTTGATTTGGTCGATATTACTTTGCTGGTCACCTTGGCCATTTAAATAGCTATCAGGAATGCCAAAAACTTTAGCAATTTGCTTACTCGTCCAATCCGTTTGACTTAACAGCTTAGTAACATCGGCTTTCATTTCTAGTGGCTTGTAATCTTCAAGTTGATCAATAACTACCGGTCCACCGTTTGAGCTGTTAACTTGTTTCATGAAGTTGCGTGAACGGCTAGCCTTCATTTTATCGCTTAACAGTCCACCATGCTGAATAGATAGAACGCCGGGCGCACTAATTGAACGTGCTAATGCAGCTAACGTTAAACTATTAGATGAACTTTTGACTTGTAGTTCATTCGATAATGCTTTTAATGGACTGTTACCTGTCATACCGCCATCGGTGCTAGCCCAACGAATATGAATCATGTCTGACTGTGGTACATATTGGAGAACACCCAAATCAGGCTCGTCAAAGGTAACCGTATAGGTTAAACCACTGCCATCATCTAATAAGTAGGTTTGCACTTGGCTAGGTCGCAAATATTCCCAGCGTAAATCTAAACCGTTAGGATTACGCCAGCGATAGGCAAAACATTCACCACCCAATAACAATTGGGAATACATAGACTGCCAAAAAGTATGTCCGTTAGCGGTCGTGCTGGGATTGTTTAGAATACCTTGCGCTCGTGGCATGCTGGCCGTTAACCGTATCGTAGCTAAGTCCCCAGATATTTGATTAACCGCTGAGTAAATATCTGAATTTTCCAAAGCATCTTTGGCACTAGCATATTCATTATTGCCAGTTGGGGACAAAAAGTTAACAACGTTATCATCTTCAACCGGTACGCTTTGAATATTAGTTGAATTATTTTTTGCTGTTGGTGGTTCAAAAAAAGGCATTATTAATCACCTCCTTTTTGGCCAGCAGTTACGACTTCTGAAAGCCAGCCAACTAAAAACAAAGCTACAGCAATTGCTAGAACACCTTGTGCTTGACCAAATAAAAAGGCTGCATATACTCCAGCAATCATACCTAGAATAAAGCACAACACATCAAAGTAACGCCAGATAGTTGCAAAAAATTGTTTAAAAATCATTCATATCATCTCCTAGCAATCCCGATTCCGGGTTATTAAACCATTCAAGAACTTGTTTTTCGTTCATACGTTCGACCTGTTTGTCAGGATTGTTTACATCTGCAAAGTCTTCAAAGTGATACATGGCTTGGAATAAGGCGTCAATTAATGCATCTACCACGTCAATCTTCAATGTAGCCTTAGCCTTATCGACTTGAATACCAATTTTATCTTCATAAATTTCAGCATTTAGTAACGCCTTTTCCATAATTCGATCATCCAAGCGGTCGACTGAGCCTTCAACAAACATGGTCTGTAAAAACTTAGTTGGATCTTTCAATTCACTAGTTCGTTGCCGAATGGCTTGCAACGGCCAACCAGAATTCAAATCTAATTGTTTAATTGTGGGTGTTAGCCCCCACGCGTCATAACCAAAGAAAACGACTTCCAGTCGATGTTGCTCAACAAATTTAAGCAACCACTGATAGACCTGTTCGTCATTGATCAGCCCTTGTGGGTGGCTACTAATTGTGCAAAATCCCTTTTTAGCTAAGTCCCGATAATTAATACCGTCTTGCTTCTCTTTAGCTTCAATCGAACCAGCTTTCTGCCATGGGATAAAACTATGCTGATAAATAAACCACCGTGGTTTACCATTATTATCACGATAAGGGAATACAAACGCTAACGCCGTGTTATCACTAAACATCGAGTAGTCAAAGCCAATATATACTTGCCGATCATCAAAACTAAATGATGGCACAATGGCTTTTTCAACGTCAGGCAGCTTCAAAAAGCTGTCGGTCGATTGTTCTAGCCACAAGTTAAGGTTTTTGTTTTGAAAGTCGTTGAGTGTGCCAGACAATGCGTCAGAATCACGCTTATCGGTCAAGCCGTTTAGCAGCACTTCTCGTTGACTTGGTAAATCTAGCAAGGGATTGCTCTTAACCCACGTATCGGGCTTGTAAGTTTCATCCAAATTATCCTGCGACCAAATAAGCCCTAAATATGTATCAGCGTCTCGCAAGTAATCCTGTTCCATGGCTTGCTGAATCATACGCTCATCATCATGGAATGGTACGGTTGGGTCGGGATATGCCGTTGAAATTTGAATAAATTGCTTATTGCGTACCTTAACTTGGCCTGAAACAATTTTAGAAATCTTCTGCCGTGTCTTAATTTCACCAATTTCATCAAAAATAGCAGTTGTAAAGTGAAAGCTATCGTACTGACCGGCTTCATGACTGATTGCTCGCAACTTGTTGTTGTTACTACTCATAACAACTTGATCAGATTGAGATGACAATGTCCGTGTATCTAATCCACTATCTTGAATTAGTGTTTTAAATGGTTCAATGGTTGCAATCTTGGCTAACATTGATTTAATGTAGCCCAGAATCTTACTAGTTTGTTTGTAATTAATGGATGAAACTAAATAATCTTGGTTAGATAGTCCCAATGACTCAATTAGAAAACTATAGGCCGTGATAATCGCCATAAGGTAGGTTTTACCTTGACCACGTGAAACTGAAACAATAGCTCTTGAGAAACGCTTACCACCGTCATCGTTACGCCAGCCAATTAACATCGCCATAATGAACTTTTGCCACGGCATTAGTTTAGTTGGTTCACCTGTATCAACGTTCGGACAAATGGAAGCAAATTTAAGCACTTGATCCACTCGCTTAATGGAATAAGCAAATGGGAAGTCAACGCTACCTTGCCGTTGTAAATCTCGAATATGGCGGAAAGCTGCTAACTTAATTAAATAGCCAGTAGTTATCTTCTCATCCAAAACATCTAAAGCGTACTGAGTTCCTGCGTCTGTGTATTCGTCACGAATACTTTTAACATCAATTCCACGATATGCTCCTAACACATCGTGCGATTGAGTAAGGTTAATATTCATAAGATCACCCCCCTTCAAATAATTAAACTAATTAATTATACTTATATAGACTTGTTTATCTTACCCTCCTAAGAACTCTTTCATACGATCCGCGACGCTTCGATTGTCCTTGTGGTCATCTAAGTTTAACTTGATTAAATCACTACGAGACTTTGGTGATAAGCCTAGTTCAGCACCTAGCTTCGTCAGATTCTTAACTGCTGAGTCGTAAATTTGAGTCATCGGATTACGTTTGTAGCCCACGAAGTCTTTACCGATTTTTTGACCGCTCTGATCTTGTAACGTTTTATAGATTTCTTGGACTTCACCGTTTTCCTGAATATGTTTATATGCATTGCGATAAATCTCGTATTGGGAAGCATATTGCTCTACAAGCCCGCTATCAATGCGCTTAACCGGGGTATTGTCTTCTAAAAAGGGAACTAATCGACGCCAAACGACCTTAGCTTGCCGGCCTAAGTAAGCTGGCGGTGTACGTGATAACTGCCCACCGTTGACGTCTTTATCCACTTTTTTCATTTTATATGCCTCCTTTCATTATTTGGTGACCCCCCCTACCTAAAAATTTTCAAAAATTGTTTCTATCACAAGATGACGGCTATGTGTGTGCTCTCCCCTAGGCTTATAAGGGGCGGGGGGTTGTTTTAATTACCGTCTAGTATAATTACACCTGATTGTTATATTATTCCTTAGAACGCAAATTAGACTGGTTTAAAACGTCTGGCATAATTGCTTCATATAATTCTCCGTTCTTTTTAATGGTCGTTTGTTGATAGACATATCGTACGACTTTACCAATTACTTCTAGTTCGGATTTCCCCTCGAATATGTATTTATCATAAACATTGCTCATTAATTCTGGTGCTTTGTCGTTTACCAATTTAACAATATATTTAATTCCAATAGCGTTAGAATCATCAATTGTCTCGTTAAACGATGCAAACGATTCAGGGTTCATAAGAACTGCTAATATCTCGTTTGCAATAGCTTCATATTCTTCTTTAGAATGTTCCACGTTCATCACTCCTTATTCATTAACACAACGATTGACGATATATCATTGATTGGTGTTACGCTCTTCAACTCATTACCTTGTCCTGTGCCATAATACTTCTGTTCAAACTCTGTCTTAGCCCGGTGACACTTCCCGCATATTACAGCTAAGTTATCAATGTCAGCTTTCAATGCTTCATCAAACTCTATTGGCACAACGTGATCGACTGTCTTAGCTGGTGTGATAACGCCTTGCACTTTACAGTAAGCACATAAGTAATGGTCACGCTCGAGGACTTGTTGTCTTAGGTGTGACCATTGCCTTGTTCGATAGAAGCTGTATTGTTGACGCTTATCTTCATTGCGATAGCGCGTGACTGTATTGTACTTGTGTGTGTACTGTTTATCATTGCCACGTGCCCAACGTTGTCGACTAGCCAAGTACTCAGCCTCATGTTCATAATGCTGCTTACAATAGTAATGAGGGAACGCAACCATCGCATGACAGTTAGGATATCTACATCTTCTTGTCCTTGGCATGTTGCTTCCTCCGCTTCTTATCCCTTTACCATTTATCTAACCGAGCATCAACTTGAACCCATTTTGGTGGTTCGTACTCGTATTTACCGTTAATCATTCCTGCCATATTAATTACCTCCAAAATAAAAAGCCACACAACGATAGCGTCATGTGACCTTAGTTATAAGAATGAGATGGTAAGGATTTGCACCCTACATGAAAGTAACTTATCGACGGGTATGCTACTTCGTTCGCATTCCTGACATAGCTTATTAAGCACGTCATTCCCATTACCAAGGCGTGTACTTTCTTACGTCCTAAGCGTCTACCTATTCCGCCACATCTCACCTGGTAGTTGTCCCCGATGGTTTCCGAGTAGGACTTATGCTGGCCTTTCATGTCTCTCCACCAGACTCCTTTGTGTTTGCTTATCCGTAGCTACCAACTACGTCAAACACACCAGTTACAAGACTGCAAGGAGTCGAACCTTACTAAGCACAAAGATTCCTTATTATTTTTTGCCGAAAAGAATTGTTAGCTTAAAACCGTTAGTCTCTTTTGAAACTACCCAAATTTCACCCAATCAAAAGAAATGATCAATAATAGTTCGTTTATTAGTTTTATATGTTGTGTCTACTTATCAATTCTTTCGATATTAACAATATAAGGCGAACACTATTAGCATTTCATTCCGATTTTATTCGTTTATCTGGTTATCTTTAAACACTCTTAAGTCTTCAACGTCCGCAAATGCCCATGAGAATTGTAGTAAAGCTTCATTGAATCGTTCCCAGTTGTGTGTGTTATTGTAACCTGTTAAGTCTTCAATCGCTGTCCAGCTTAGTTTCTTGAAGTAGCGTAGTTCCAACACGTGTCGATGCTCTCTATCTAGTCCTGAACAAGACTGTAATACCTTAGCTAGTAAGTCCTTAGCTTGAGCATGTGCTGTGAGCTTCTCTTCATTGCTATTGTCTACTCCATGTACTGAAGGCATACCACTAATTACTGGCGATTTCATATCAACATAAGCTACGTGTGCCATATTCTGAATCGCTGGGAACTCTACTTCAAAAAAGTGTTTCACATTCTTGATAGTCTTTTTATCGTCAAGTTCTGGTATTAATGGCACAGTTTCCTACCTCTCTTTTTCGTAGCAAGCGTAATTTCAAATTCTTTCGCCAGCTTATTAATATAACTTTTACTGCGATGCATCTTTCCACCTATCTCAGCAGATGTTAACCCTTGACCTGCTAAGCTAGCCATCTTGACTGCGTCATTTTGACGTCTTCTCTCATACTCTCGCTTACGTCTGTCCCACTTATCACTAGGTCGTTTAATAGTTACATCTGTCCTATATTCCATCAGCTTCGCTTGTTCTGCTAACGCTTGGCAAACATCACAATCGCAGTACAAATTACTAGTATGTCCTGCCTCTACAACGGCATCCAGCCGACGGTTAAGTTCTTGGGCTTGTTCTTTTGTTGGTCTAATTCTCTTCTTAACTTTTGACATAGCATTTATTCCACCTCTTCTAGATTAATTTTATAAGCTTTGCCACCGATTTCTTCTGCAAGCTTTTTCGCACTATCAAAATCTTCACTAAAAATTGCGTCGTTTAAATTATCAGCCATTTTATATCGATAATTGTTTGTTAGAATTAATTCTCTTTCCTTAAAATATAAATCTCCTAACCTAACTACATAAACATTTTTCATTAGTTAATCCTCCTCTTCATTTTCTTCTATTACAATCTCCCGAACATTACTAATATCAATTAGATGTTTCTTGCCTGAGTGTTTGTTCCATATTGGTAAAAACCGATGTTGGTATGAGCTATTAACTAAATTATCTATATCAGATGATTTAACTTTCACGTCATTCCAGTTCATTCCATCATATGCAATAATCTCAACGGTTTTATATTTAACTTTGGTTTTATATTTAACTTTTGAAGGTCGTGGTTGTGGTGCTGGTTTTGGTTTTGAACGGTTTGGTAAATACATATATTAATCCTCCAATTTTCCTGCTGATTATCTGCTAGTTTTGTCCTCTTGCGTGCTTTCTTTTGCAATTTTAGTAGATTGCTTAGCGATTAAATCACCTTGCATTTGAATTATGTCATTTTTATTTTTTATTGTTTTAGATTGAAGGAGTATCAATACAGTGGAATTTACTATTATTGTATTATCAATAACCGAGTCGTAATTCTTATCTATTATTGCTTCCACCGTAGATACAATGTAAGAAATAAAAAACGCTACTAATATAATTTTCCATCCATACTTACAGATTGCTTTTGCGGATTTTTTTAATCTAGTCATCTTCTACCTCTTTATAAATTTTCACTAAGCGATTCTTTCCAATATATATCAACTATATTTTTCCGCCACACTTCCCAGTAAGTCATGCTGTAAGGATATTCATTCCATTCTGCTAAGTTCTTTTCAGCAGGTACCCAATTCTTATAGCAAAGATAAAACGACATTATGAATATAATTGGAATTAATATAAGAGCAATGATTCCAAACAAAACATCTTTAATCATCTAATCACCCTCCCTAAAACGTTTCATCACTGGACGAAACTTAGCTTCTAAGTTCTCCAACTCATCAAGGTACTGTGTCAATTCCATCACGTCATACTTATCTTCCAACATGAGATGAATACAAGCGTTTAGAGCACGGCTTATATTGGAATAGTAGCCTTTTGTAGCGAACACAGGTAAATTATCCTTGCCAGTCTTAATCGCTCCAGATTCGTCTCTCACAGCCTTGAGCAGGGTGTAGTTAGCATAGTTGTCTACTTTGACTTGATAATCCTCATTAATAGTTACAATCATTATCGTTCCTCCTAATATGTAATCTTATGATCTAGCTCTTTTTTGCCGTAGTTCGGGATAAGTCTTACGTAATGCCCTAAGGTCAAAATTCACCGTACTTCTGGCAATCTGTACTCTACTTGCAATTTCATTGGTGTTTGTAATTCCTTGTCTAAATAGCTTCTCAACCTTTTTACGCCGATTAATAAGCTCTGGTTTATCTTTGCCACGACCATATATTTCAATATCACGGCTAGAATTCCCCATAGTTATTCTTCGGTATTCTTCATACTTGCCTTCATCCAATAGATCACGCAAGTGTTCTTCTTTTGATTTAACCGAATTACCTTTCACAATCACCATGGCTTCTGGAGCATCATATTGGCTTACCATATGTCCCTCTGCTTGAGATCCCTTGATGAAGTTATCTAAACGCCACTTGTTCAAATCAGAAGCATTTTCTGCTTCGTAATATACTTTTTTCGATACATTTCCAATTAATCTAAACATCGTTATATTTCCTCCACTTTAAAGCTAACATCAGCACCAACTAGTGCCATAGCAGTAGCTAAATCAATTGCTTTACGCTTAGCGTCTTCTTCACTGGCAAACATAAGCGCCTTGTCTTTCGGTGCATTCCATGAAACTTGATTCATGTAGCCTTTATCATTTCGATTCTTTAACACGTAAAACTTGTGCTGCTTGACCTCAAAATTAATTTGTTCGCCAATTGGACTAATCGCAGCGTGTAAAATATCTGCTTTTTGTTTTGCCTTTTTCCACTTGCTGAAAGGAGTGGCATATTCAATATCGGTATACTTGTGTGTTTCCACTCCTAACTTTCGGTAATATCTTCCATTTGCTGTGTTCTCGATTACATACATTATTTTAGTTCCTCCTAGTTAAAATTACGTTTACGCCATTCTTGATACTGTTCTTCAAGTGCTTCTTTAATCCGATCTAATTCTTGCAAAGTGTAATCATTGCCATAAATCTCACGGATGATATCCTCTGCTGTCATTTCTGTAAGTCTTTTCATATGATTATTGACCTCACTCTTGTTTAAACATTTCTGTTTGACTCTTAACTTCTAGGTCGATTGTGTCGCTTTTTAATTTCTGCTATTTTTAAATTCTTCCACGCTCTTTGCTTTCGCTAGTTTCCCAATCGCTGGTATTGTTTCATCAATTGGAACATTTATTTTTTCAGATAATAGCTTTACGCTATCTGCTAAACCATCGATTATATCTATTACATCCATGCAATTGGCTTTAACGATCGTTCCATCTTCATTAACTTGTAATAATAAAAAATGGTCATTTTTAGTTAGTATTATGTCTTCTTCCACTATTTAATCTCCTCCTAAAATGGCAATAATATTTCTGCGATAACATGGTTCTTCTGTTGACTACTTAACTTTTTGTAAGCCTTGAACACGTTATAATGGTTGTAACGTAGCTTCGTCATTGACTTATCAATTGCTAGTAACGCCTTAATCATGTCTTGATTGTGGTATTCAAATCTTTGTTCTAGAAACTTAGCAAAGATTGCTTCATCACTTGATAGGTTGTTCATATTCATAATTGGTCGCCTCAATCCATGGATAATTAGTACTTGTCTTAATCAACGGTGGGTTAGTTGGCTTCTTGCCATCCTTAATCCGTTGATCTTGCTTCTTTTGCGTCCAATGTAGGTCTAGTTGTTTAGTGACTCCTACACAGGCTGTCTTAAAGTCATATGTACGGACAACTACAGCTTCAACTGGAACTCCATATATTCGTGCAAACTGCTTAAACGTTAGCTTGTTAGCCGTTGAGATACCATAATCGCTAAAACTATTTTTCACATCATAAACATGCTCTATCTGACCAGCCTTATTTCGAATTACAATATCTGGTGTATACTTCCAACTTGGTATTACAGCTGGATATATTGCCCGCATCTTTACAAGCAAACCGAATGATTCATGAATAGTAATTAACTCTGGTGGTACCTTATTCAAAATGAACCTTTCATAGAAAGCTAACTCTTTTTCTGAATCCCAATCTTCACCATATTTGTGCAACTTTTTGCCAGTCGTTGGCATCTGTCTTTTCAATTCGCTAATTGCCCTTTCTCTGCTCGCCCAAAATTGTTAATTTAATCAATTACTCGTACCCTTTTCTCTTACGGTAAGCCTTATTACATTTAGGACACGGACTAACTTGTACTCCAATCGAACTTTCAACATATACTCTTCCAGTTCCTTCACATATTTCACACATTAAAATATCGCCATCCTTTTATCTTGAGTTTCTTTAAATTTAATAATTCCGTCGTTTTTCATAACGCCTTTATACATTCGACTTAACAATTTTGGATTGTAAATCTTAGATAATTCATCGCTATTAAGATTAGTGGTTATAATCGTCCGATTTCGCTTGTTTAAGACGCCAAACAACACTTGCTGTACATATTCACTCGCTTCTCTGTTATCACGCCTAAACGAAGCCTCACTGCCCAAATCGTCCAATACAAGCAAGCTAACCTTACCGAGCAAATCCACCATCCTAGATTCGGTGTAATAGCTATCAGGATGATTAAATGAATCTTTAATCAATCGCAACAGTTCATTGACTGAAACAAACAAGCATGAAGCGTTAGGTTTAATATTCTCATTAACGCCTTTAAGCATCGAGATTGCTAAGTGCGACTTACCAACTCCAGGGTTACCAGTAATAATGGTATTAGCTTGATAATTACGATCCATATATTTATATGCAATCTGCTTGGCCTTTTTTAAATTAACTTCTGCTTCACTACCAGTTTCAACCTCATAGTTGTTAAAGCTAGCTTCCCATAAATCCTCATCATCAATAATCGAATCCTTTTTTAGGACTTCATAAAAGCCACGTTTATAACTTCGCAATGCTCCAATAGTTACTAACTCGTTATTTTTATGTCTCCGCTTTTCTTCAACACATCTAGGACAAAAAGGTATATGGTTAGCTAGCATTAGTAGTTGTTGTTCCGGATGAACTTGGCAGTATTCATTTGTTTTCTTCACATGCTTTAGCAGCTCAAAATTCAACCCCGCCATAAGATTTTGTCCCTTTCTCTACCTTTGGTTTAATTTGTTGGTTTAAATACTGATCGAACTTGTTTCCAAACAAAGTACTTGGCTGTAAATACTTAGCCGTAAAGAATGAGTTAGCATCGTTTGCGTCTAGTACCTTGTTATCAATTACCTTCTTAAAATCATCTAAGCGATAACCTTCATGCCATCTAGTGCGAATCAGTTTCTTGTTAGATTCGACGTTTCTAAAGTGCTTACCAGCTTTTTCATTTAGATAGTCGATTATTTGTTTGTATTGTATATGGTCGGACAAGTCCGACGTATTATTGTTAGTCTCTGTAGTAGTCTCTGGTAGTCTATTGGTATTGGTTGGTACTCCCAGTCCCATTCCATTGGGATTGTCAGTCCCTATCGTTGGTACTGTCAGTCCCAATGCTGACCCCAAATTGTCCAATGCGTCATAATCGATTCTGTACCACTTTGTTCGGTCAAATTTTGCTTTGTTATAGTTCCCAGTAATTAATATTTTCTTTTTTTCTAGGTCTTTTAAGTAACGCTGGATTGTTTTTTCCGATAGCCATGGAAATTGTTCATGCCACTTAGTAGCACTGTTATAAATCCAACGATGCCCTTCTTTAACATTTGTGGATTTCATAAGCCAGTAGTGCATTTGTTGAAGTATAATAGCCTTATCAACACTGTTTAATTTTTTAGCTAGTGATGGTAAAACTTGCAGGGGTGGCTCATTAATTAGCAATGTTTGCATTTAATCACCTCATTTTTGAAGGAGTTTAGAATTATGAAATTTGAAAACATATATCATGTTGAAGAGATTAAAGTTGACGGTAGCTCGGAATTAGTTAACCTGTTGTTACGACACGGCTGGAAGATTTTGAATATCGTTTCTGATAGTCAATGGGACCGATGTGAAGGCAACGCCACAACTTCTTATATCATCATCGGCGCATCTAAAGATGTGTTCGAATCCTATTCGTTCAAAGATGCTAAAGAAGAGGGTGGGACAAGCTACGGTGATATTTCGTTTTAATTCCTATAACTTCTGATTGATTGCTTTTGAATAAAGCCAATTGTCAACTAATATCAAGGCTTCTTGTATTTCAAGATAAGAAGCTCCTTTTTTCTGCATTTCTCCAACTATTTCATTTGCAAGTTTTAAGGATTGCTCCAGTATTAAAAGGTTCTGCCCCTTTAATTTGTAAATATTTTGCATATGTTGATCTATTTCTGTATTTAGTGGCTTTTCACTAAGTTTCATCGTAATTCCCCCTGATTCTCAATCGTTTTAAATCTTCGACACTCAATTTGATACCGTTTGCTGGCACGTGATACTTAGCGGCAAACTTAGCTGGCGTAATACTTTCAATCTCACTGTGATGCACTCTGCATAGTGGCAGTACATGCCGTTTTGAATGGTCAATCTTGTTTCGATTCGTCCGTCCGACCACGTCCACGTGATGGATATCTGCGTAATTCCCACAAACGAGACACATACGATGTCTACAACATTGGTAGATGAAGTACTGCTCTTCTTTTGGTAACAACTCATAGCCTTTCTTAAACGGCACACGCCACTCGAACATGAAATCGATAACTAGGTCTAGTAATGTGTTAGCATCGCTCACCGACGATTCTGTGGCGTCTGATAAGCTGATAGACTTGCCTGCGGTATAAAACTCGTACTGGGTATAGAACATTGATTTTAAAAATTCACTTGGCACTACGAAGTAAGTTTCGATGTCATGGAGCAATGCAAAGAATAATCTTCGTTGCTGCACACTTACTTTTCTTGGATCTGCCACTTCAAAATCAACGTAGAACTCGCCTTGCCCACCGCTAACAGTTTCCAAATGGTCTTGATTCAGTGGTCTATCGAGATGAATTATCAAATCTCTGCCTCGTTGTTCCGCTCTTGCTCTCTGCATTTACATCACCTTAGAAAGGTAAACTATCGTCACCAATATCGATTGATTGTCCGCCATTAGCGAATGGATCTCCCAGCGTTGATGCTTGCCGTGCGTTATTTTGCTGGTTGCCTTTTGGTTTCGAATCTAGCAACGAGAAGTTATCCGCCACAACCTCAGTTACATAAACTCGTTGTCCCTGTTGGTTTTCGTACGAACGGGTTTGGATCCGCCCTTCAATGCCTACCAACGAACCCTTGTGTGTATACTTAGCAAAGTTTTCCGCCGCTTTCCGCCACATTACACAGTTGATGAAATCCGCTTCACGTTCACCCTGTGAGTTGGTAAACTGTCGGTTAACTGCCACGGTAAAACTAGCTACCGCATCGCCTTTAGCTGTGTAGCGAAGCTCAACATCTTTAGTTAGGTGTCCTATTAGTATCGTTCGATTAATCATGGTGTCCCTCCTGTGTTTTGCTGACGTGGTCCAGTTGCTTGGTTACGAGTGTAATCATCTGGTTAGCTGTCTCATAATTTAAGTCGTTGATATGGGCAACGTGTGCCTTACTTAGATACGCCGATTTAACTATGGGCTCTGGCTTACCAGTGGCAGTCGCCATTGTCTTAAATAGTGCCGTTAATGTTTCGTTTTGTTCGCTAGAAACTGGGTCAGGTTGTTTTTTGCTCTCAACATTTTTTTGAAAAGAATCCGGATCCATGTCGTCGGTTGCGATATTGAAAAACTTAAGTAAAAAGTACTTTTCACCGTAAGTTAGTGCCTTACCAACGCCCTTTTCACCGGCGATATCAACACCTTGCGCATACCATGGGCATTCAATTGTTTCTTCGGGATTATCAGTGTTGACCCACGTCATCGTCATAATTAATTCAGTAAAGTACACCACTGCGCCCTTCTTGTTTGAGCTAGTCATTACATTTTTGCTCATAATTCGAGGAATCAGCAGCACGCCTTCTTGATCCATTAGTTCATGAATTTGTCCCAAGACGTCCGATGAACCGGCATAGCTATACTGCGTTGATTGCTGCGATTTCTGCACGTATTTCGCGCTAGCATGGATTGTCTGTAGTTTTTGGTACAACGTTTTAGGTTTTGCTTTCTTTGCCGATGTCTTAGGTTTAACCTCTTCTTTTGTTTTAGTCGTTGCCAATTAGTCCACCTTCCTATAATCAATATGATTTTTCTCTAAGAACTTAGCTAGTAGTTTTGCTGTTGTATCGGTAACCGTTAACTCTAGTGTCACCTTTCGGCTGACAACTTCACCAGAATTAGTATCAACAATGTTAGTGCCTATTTGTTTCTGGTGTGTGGCTTCTTCTTGAACTTTCGCTTGTTCTACTCGTTCAGCTTGTTGTTTCTGTGCTACGGCGTTATCAATAGCACTTAGCAGATACGGTACGTCTTGACCTTGCTTTAACTGTTCAATCCAACCATAAGGTTCTACGCCTTTCGATTCGGCGTACTTAGTAATTGCTTGTGTATCGTTAGCCAGTTGAGTTGCTCGTGCTTGCCGTGCTAACATGCCATCTTTTAGTTCTTCGGCGATTTTCTTCATAGTGGTTGACTTATTAAGCCAGCTCTTTTCAATTTCAATAGTCCGTGAATCAATCTCATAATTAGGTGCCATCTCATTGATTAATGCTTGAACCTTATCAGCCTTTTCTTGACGTTGAATCTCATCAAGTTCTTTCGTTTTTTCATCAATCGATTTAATAACTGGATCAATTTTGGTTTCTAGGCTTTTCATTTTGACTTCAAAATTTTTAACATTTGCCATGTAAGCACGCTTAACAGTCTTACGCTTGTTATCAATTGTCGTCTTAAGTTTGTTTAATTCCGCTCGTGACTTTTTAGCTTCCTTAATGGTTTCTTCTGATACAACTAACGATGAATATTTTTGGGCTGCGTTTTCTACTAAACCCTCAAGCCTTTCATAGTTGTTAATAACAATTTCGTTTGCTTGAAAAGTAACAGACGTTTCCTCGTTAATTTTTAGTTCGTTCATTTGTGTTATACTTCCTTTATAAATTATTTATTTGAGTCCGCTATTGCCGTAGTGGGCTTTTTATTTTGAATTCTTAATATTGTTTACATCCACGTATGCTTTTTGTACTAAGTCCTTATTTTTCAATCTATTATATCCGATAAAGTTTTGTTCTCCTCTACCGCAAATGGTGTCAAGTACTTTTTCGATGGGGAAGTCCGGGCTAAATACTTCTCCACTTGTCATTGTTACGATTGTTGATTCTTTACCATCGGCTTCAACAGATTCAATAAAATCTGAATTCAAATACAAATCTTCTTTAATCTTTACTAACTTCATTACTTCTCACCTCCTTTAATTGAGTGACCAATTAATCCTGCTACTACTACTGAAATTAGATAAAACGCTAACTGCCCTAAACTTATTGTTACTACCATTACTTTCCCTCCAACCATGGCAATTCGTTTGAATGCCTTTGTAAAAATTCTTTAATAGCTTTCCGATTAACTCTTACTTGTGTTCTTTGTAAGCCACCTTTTAATTGAATTGCACCAGAGTTTTTCATCTCGTCTAATTCATCTTTGAATCTATCGTTAAAAAGTACATTGTCGTGAACCCATGTGTCAGGTTTGTGAAGCTCCTTAGCTAACTGGTGTTGGCTAATAACTGGTGATAGAACATCTTGATCCAACTTAATAATTGCTTCATCTCTAAGCCTGTCTAAAACTTCATTAACCAATTCTTTAGACATGGCTTCAAACATTGTGTCTAATGCCATTTTTAAGCCTCCAACGAGCTATTTTTTAACAAATTTTCCAGTCATTTGCCAGCAGATCATCGGCTTCTGGATTCCATTTTTTACTTATCATCTTTTCTCCATCCATAATCGCAATACATACAGGAGTATTTGTTGGTAAAAACCAGATAGGAAGTTCTTCTTGTGATTTACGTTGAATTCCTTTACCCGTTTTAAGTGCTTGCTTTACTGCTTCTTGAATATTCATATTGTTTTCCTTTCTAGATTCCGAATTCGTTAGCACGTCTAATTTGTTCCTGTCACTATTTTGAATAGTGAAAAATAGGATTAAAGTGTTTAATGTGGTCTAATGTTTTATCTAGTTCAGCAATTTGTTGCTGGGCTTTTTTTATTTCACTGATAAGTTGATCTCCATTTTCAAGGGCCAGGGAAATATTTGCCCGTTCTTCAATCATTCCTGGATTAACCTCTGTGACTAAAACTTTCTTTTCCATATTTAGTTCTTCTTTTTTCATATTTAGTTCTCCTTTTCTGTTATTTATTCATCAAATTATCGACTTAACTACACTGCTGACTCATCTTTCATTTCAATTAGTGGAAGATATCCATTAGTTTTTAATAATTCGTACAAGCCTAAACGTCCCTTTTGTGTCCATTTAGTATTAAGCACTGCTTTTTCTGTACCATCTTTGCGAGGAACCATCTTTGTTTCTGAGTGTGTCCAACCTGTTCTTTGATATTTTGCATATAGTAGCCATGTGCCACC